CATATAACTTTTAATAGTGTCTTGATCTGAAGGTGTATCCTCTAATTGTTGCGTAACTGTTTGTTTCTTTTTAGGTTTCATTGGAACAATAGGTGTGCCAGGAACATTTGGGGTAAAGCCCTCTGGAGTTTCTGTAGGACCTCCTTTAGTGCTTATTATTTTTCCAGTTTCTCTTATTTTAATATCGCCTTGGTAGTCTGGATTTGATAAAAGATATGCATCAGCTTCTGCTTGTGTTCTAAATTCTAATGGTGCAGGTTCAAATAAAGTTTCCATTAAAGGTGGTTCAGCTTGTCGTTTTTTTATTTTTTCAATTACTTCACCTGAAGTTGGATTTAGTGCATTTAATATACTTCTAAAAAATCCTGGTTCAGAGCCTGTTTGATAACCAACCCTAGGCGTTAAGCCTGCATCAGGTCTGATACCTGACATGATACCAGTCATACCGCCGCCCATATACTTTGGTCTTATAGTCTTGATACCGCCGCCCATATACTTTTCTCTTTGGGCCATGCCACCTTTTCTAAACATCGGTCTTGTTAAAGTTCTAGACATTATTTAAAAATCCCACCTATTGCACTACCTATTGCTTGGAAAGGATTCTTACCAGTTAGTCCGCCGTATAGACCAGCTAAACCTGTACCAACACCTAATGCAGTTTGTAATGCACTAGCTTGTGGTGTTTGTGTTACTGTCGATTGTCCAGGATATCCTGAAATTAATTGTGCAACACCAGAACCATATGTACCTAATCTTTGATAAGGTTCATACGCTTGTGTTTGCGCTGCTTGTCTTTGTGCATCTAATACTGCTTGTGTTTGTGCTTGCTGCACGCCGCCCAATCTTCCTAAACCAGATATTTGTTGTTGTGCTAGATTCTGCATGCCGCCACCTAAAGTTGCTTGTTGTTGCGCGATACCTAATTGATTTTTTAAATCTGCCTGTCTTGCTTGTTGTGCTTGTTGAAAACCTTGTTGTAACAAATTAGCTTGTAATGCTGCTCGATTCCTGTCACTTTCTGATTGATACTGTGCTTGCAATACACCTTCTCTACCACCACCAAATGCACCTGGCACACCTAGTGCTTGTGCTGCTTGACTTGCTTTTTGAGCTTGTGCTTGTCTATCAAATTCAGTCAACGTTGTATCAATAACATCTGATTGATAAGGTGACATATAAGATTGAATAGAGCCAGCACCTGTGCCTGCTCCAGTTCCTGTTAGTGCCGTTGCTGCATCTGCTGCAGTTCCAGCTTTAGTTAAAAATGGTTGAAAAGATCCAAGTCCTTTTGTAGGGTCTGTTGCTTGTTGATAAGCTGCTGTTTGTAAAGCATCTTGCGCTGCAACTGTCGGTTTAAATTTAGTTGTATCAACTGGTAATGATGTTAACGCTGCTAACTGCGTTCCGTAATCTCTACCTAAATCTTCTATAAACTGTGCGGGTAATGTTCTTGTTATTGTTTCAGCCATTATGCTACCTTACCTTCATTTCGTTTCATTAAATCATACATTCGTTGTGCTCCTTTTTTTATATTACCGTCTCCTGCACCTCTTACTGCATCAGCGGTCATTACGAATTCGTTTTTAGATAACATTGCTGGAACGTCATCTGCTTTTTCTTTTACACCAACTGGAACAAAACCACCTTCGTCCCTGTAGTCTCTTTCCATAACACCAGCTCTGTTTCTTCTCATATTGCCCATAGGCATATTCATGATACCGCCCATAGCTTTTCTATTTAATTGTCTCAAATATCTTTGATAATCTTCATCAGTATCAAAATCACTTCTTCTTAATTTACCTATGTCAGATGGTAAAACTCCACCACCTTTTTTAGGTATTGCACCAGCTTCATCTGATACAAACTTTTGTTTTACATTTTCTTTATTCATAGCTAATGATCCTACTCCACCACCTTCAGCTTTTCTTAGTGAAAAAGTTCCCATAACGCTGTCATATAATTTTCTAATATCTTTATCGTTCATTCCTTTAAAATAAGAATCTTTATAACCTTTTTTTCTTAACACATCTTTATAGTAGTTTGTTCCATCTGCAAATCCTGCTCTGCCACCTTCTGCTGCAACAAAATTTCTAGGTGTTAAGAACCTATAGTTCTTATCAAACATTTGTTGTTGACTTAATTCGCCACTTTTATATTTATTTAGATCAGCTCTTATTTGATCAAAGCCAATACCTTTACCTCTGTAAACATCTTGTGCTAATTCTTTTGCCTCTTCCTCTGATGCACCTTTAGATGCAAAATATCCTATTAAACCTCCTGCACCTAACATTTTAGTAAGCCCGCTCATATTACTTAAAGCACTTTTACCTCTACCTAATAATCCCAATAATCCAGAACCACTTGTAGCTTGTGGGCCTAGTTGACTTGCAAAACTTCCTAACATAGTTTTTCCAAAGCCACCTATTTTTGCACCAAGACCAGTTAATGGTCCCATACCCATAAGACCTGCTCCACCTAAACCTATTAGTGCAGCCTTACCTATTGGACTTTTAATAACTTGTTTTGCAACGCCAGCAACTTTTTTTAAACCTTTACCAATACCTTTAACTATTTTACCTAAAAAATAACCTTGTCTTGGAACAGCATTTGGGATTGCACCTGAATTTACATTATTACTCGTTTTTAACGAGTAAATCAAGACTATGTTGTAACCTCTCTAGGCTTAGATTCTAAGGCTGAAAGGACTACATGAAGTCTATTTGCAGTGGCTGCAGTCACTTTTAATACTTCACTTTCTTGTAATACTAAAGGTGCTGATAGTAATTCTGTTGTGCCATTTGCTGATATGGACTTTGTTCTAAAAAGACTAAATACATTATCACTAGTGTCAGTAATAGTTACTGTTATAGTATCAGCATTTCCAGAGTCTTCTGATACCAATATAGATTTAATTACAGCTGTTGTAGCTGATGGCACGGTGTATAAAGTAGTTGCACTCGTGCTAGTTAAATCGACTTTTTTATTAACAAATGAATTAGCCAAAGAAAAAAGCCTCCACCTCTGATTCGTCTTTTAAATCTTGTTGATAAGTAGTGTTTAATT